AAAGGCCTCCCTAAATGCCATACCACAAGACTATATCTTGTGCCTGATGTTACTGGTTTAACTCTATGCCATACAAATGAAGGAAACACAATAATAGAACCTTTTGGTAATATTTCTTTACATTGTATTCTATGCTTCGATTCATCTCGCATATGTGGATCATAGTTTCTAAAATCAAATTCTAGTTCACCACCTTTATATTCTGAACCATCTGTTAATTGACAAGTCATAGATAGTTTTCGAATTTTACCATTGTCAGGTCCTTCTTTTTCATAAGGTTTATCCCAACCATCACAGTGCCAATCGTAATATTGATTTAATTTATATTTTGTAAATTGACAAGATTCACTTCTGTCCCATTCAAAATTCCAACCAGCTCTTGCATTTGCTTCGTGAACGTATGGATGTAATTCTTTATATATCCAAGTATCATTTAACCATACTAAATCAGAGTTTCTTTTTCTTTTTAAATCCAATACTTCTTGCTTGTTTAATTTTCTATCACCATAACCACCTGTTCTAGCCATAACTTCTTTTTGTTGATTAGCATAAGCTATAACATCATCACAGAATTTAGGTGTCAACACACCACTAAAATACCAATAGTAATTAGATATATTCATACGTTATAGTTTGTACAAAATTTAAACTATCCTTTTGATTATTAGTTAAGTAATACATATTAGTTGATGGAAACATTATAAATTGATTATTAGTCAATGGTATATCCCAACTTCTTCCTTTACGTCTGTTATCTTCATAGTGTATTCTAACCATACAGTCTTTAACTTTTACACCATATAATAATGTAAAATCTGGTGAGTTCCTTAAATCTACTGGGTCTATATTTAATAATGGAATTGTAGTCTCGCTAGGTTTATAGATGTTACCCCACGTTTCTTTGTTAATTAGATTGATACCATATTCAAGACCGATGTGATCTCGCATATAGGTATTTAACATATCCCAAGTTCTTGAGAATGGAAAATCTTTGTTTTGGATTTGTGATTGTAAGATGTCGCCTGATAATTTATCTCGATCAATGTCCCAATCTTTAGGCATTGCCACATCACCGTAATATAATGCTTGTTCGCTTAATACTTTCTTCTGCATACCACCACCATTTTTAATCTATGCTTTGCTGTCTGTCAAGTCCCAAGATTGATTAGCTTCATTCCAGACGTAACCCCATCTGTGAGTATCTGCTGTATTTTGTGATTCTTGTTCTGCAGTTAATGCAGGAGCATCACCGATTGGCGATTTCCAAGAAGCTGATTCGATGTGTTTTACCCAAGATGCAAAAGGTTTTTTAGGCCAAAAGATTTGATCATCCTCGTCCCAAGTATAACCTATACCTGCGTAATTACCTCTTAAAGGTGTTCCGCCACCTGAATGTTGATTACCTGCTGTGTTGTATGATGTTTGAATCCACATTTGTGCAGGCCAATTATTGTGTGTTTCTAAATATTGTTGACCTACTGATTCATCTTCAACGCCATCAGCGTTTAACATATCACCATTATTCAAAGTTAGTACTTGAATAACTTTTCCGTTTGATCCTAGTTTTGCAAAATGTGCCATAATGTTTCTCCTTATATATTAATTTTAAATACTAGTAAATACATATTAATTTTGAAATTTGTATTTTATTAATACTATACCAGAACCACCAGCACCGCCACCAGCTCTAGTATTTTCACCACCTCCTCCGCCACCACCGGAATTTACTGTTCCTGCATATCCTGCATTGTTTCCTGGTCCAGAACCTTTTCCACCACCGCCTACACCACCAGCTCCACCATCTGCTCCGCCTGGTCCGTCCCCAGCTCCACCACCACCGCCAGCAAATTGACCACAAACTGTAGCTCCTCTATCAGTTTCATTTGCTTGATAAAAAGGTTGAGGTGCAGTTCCATAAACTGGTGCTACACTTGTACCTGCTCCACCTACACCACCAGTAGCTCCAGGTCCACCAACAGCTCCAGCTCCACCGCCGCCGCCACCTATAAGTCCTCCAGGTCCACTTGATGCTCCTGGTCCACCGTTATTTCCTTGAGGTGGACTTTGTACGGGAGTATTTCCTGTTCCGCCAGTTCCAGCGTTTCCACCACCGCCGCCGCCTGAACCACCATTATTTCCAGGTCTTGCTTGCCAAGGTGGAGCGCCTCCGCCAGCACCGCCACCACCAGCCGATGTTAAACTTATTGCTGAACTATTTGATCCATTATTTCCTTGCGCACAAGAAGGAGTTGCTGATCCTCCAGCACCCACACTAATAGGATAACCTTGTGCTGTTACTGCAGTGGACGTAAGACATCTTAAACCACCAGCTCCACCACCAGCTCCAACGTCATTCCTAGATCCACTTCCACCACCAGCAACAATTAAAAGATTGCTAAGAGTATTAGAACCTGCAGCATTACCTGCACAAGATACACAAAATGTTCCAGGACCTGTAAAAGCGTGAATTTTAAAATCACCACTAGTTGTTATAGTTCCACCTGTTGCTGATATATATTTTGCTACGTTTACAACATCATTACTATAAACTGCTTGCCAACCTTTTGTAGCATCTCCATAAACTAAAGTTACTGCTTTTCCTTCTGTATCCAATATAAGATCATACGATTGTCCTTCAATAGGTTGACTATTTCTACCTATTGTACAAGCATTAGTATCAAAAGTCTGTGCATAATCCTTAACTGCCACGATAGCTCCAGCACTTGGAGAGGCAGGAAGTGTTACTGTGATTGTTCCTGAAGTTGTATTTACAAAATATCCTTCACCTGATGTTGCTGTAAAATCTCCTGTTTTAATTGATGTTTGCCAATTTACTGAACCTTCTCTACCAAAACCTGTCTGCGTTCCATTGTTCGTGATTGTTACACCACTAGGAATAACAAAAGAATCTCCACTATCTCCTAATGTGGTTGTACCACAATTTGTTCTTGGACTAATTTTATTTACTTTTATTTCACTCATAATTTACCTATTGAAATTTGTACCTTATTATCACTATACCAGATCCTCCACCACCTTTATAAGCAGGAGCGGGACCTCCACCACCTGCATCAGCTCCAGCTCCACCACCAGTGTTTGCAGTTCCAGCAACTTCATAATTTCCTCCACCACCATAACCACCAGGTGCTCCAGGCGATGGACCGGGCCCACCTGCTCCACCACCTGCAAAATATTTTAAAGACCCACTTGGTCCGGGTGTTCCTGCGGCAGGGTTTATAGCTGTACCTGTTCCGACCCCACCTGCTTTAATAGTATCATTTGGTCCTGAACTTGCTCCAGCACCGCCGGCACCACCACCACCAGCTCCCATACTTCCAATCGGGTTAGGTACCGCTCCGCCAGGATTTCCTTGTGGCGGGGCTACAGGGGGTGTATTACCTGCACCAGCAGTTCTACCAGAATTTGGACCTATACCACCACCTCCACCACCAGATCCACCATTTGCACCACCAGCTCCTCCACTAGGGCTTCCGTTACCTCCTCCACCTCCAGTTGAAGTGATTGAAAAAAAAGTAGAGGGTGATCCGTTAGTTCCAAGAGTAGTTGGATATTGAGCTGAACCTCCTCCAGCTCCGACTGTAATTGGAAAACCTGTAGCTGTTACTGTTTTGTCTCCTGCTCCATCTAATGGAGATGCCGTATATGGGGTAGTTGAAGATTTATCTTCTCTAAATCCACCAGCTCCACCAGCTCCGCCGTAATAGTATCCAGCTCCACCACCGCCTGCAACTACTATATATGAAACCTGATTATTAGCAGCAACGTCGGCTAGACTACAAACTGTAAAAGTGCCGGGCCCTGTAAATGTATGAATTCTGTCATTACCACAAGTTGTTATAGTTCCTCCAGTGGCTTTAATAAAATTTTCTCCTATAAATCCTGTTCCTTCTTCAACTGCCATCCAACCTTCCGTGCCATCAACATACACTAAAGTCATACTAGTATTATCCACAGTTAAAGCAAAGTTTGAAGTTGCTCCATTTAATGGAGAACCATTTCTATCTATTGTTAAATTATTTGAATTAAAAGTTCCGTTGTAATCTTTTAAAGCAACTATATCGCCTGCAGTTGGTGAACTAGGCAAAGTAATGTTAAAAGCACTTGCAGTAGTATTACAAAAATAACCTTCTCCATTAGCCGCTGTAAATGTTCCTGTTTTAATTGAACCTGTTTGCCAATTTACAGAACCTTCTCTACCAAAACCTGTTTGTGATGCACCCGATGCTAAAGCAACGGTACCGCCGCATCTACCAATTGTAACTGCAGAGCCATCTACAACAATGGGATTACTTGCTCCTGATCCGATTGTAGTAGTTGTTCCACATTTTTTGA